CAAGGTCCCCGATTCCGGCGGACAACTAAGCCCAATTTCCGGCACAAATCAATTTGGCTTACCGGGCTATGCCCGCCAAGGTAGCACAGGAGCAGGATTTGCTCCAGGCGGGTCTGGCAACGATTTTGCATTTCGAAACTATGCCAGCCGACTACCCGAAGTTTATACAGGGCACCCTAATCGTGTTGAGCGTTATAATCAGTATGAAAACATGGACATGGATTCGGAAGTAAATGCATGTCTTGATATTATTAGTGAATTCTCAACACAGATGAATGAAGATAACGAAACACCGTTTGACATTCATTTCAAAGATAAACCAACTGACCACGAAGTAGAAATTATTAAAAAGCAGTTGCAACAGTGGACCAAGATGAACAAGTTAGATCAGCGTATGTTCAAGCTGTTTCGCAACACAATCAAGTACGGTGACCAAGTGTTTGTTCGTGACCCAGAAACATTTGAAATGTACTGGGTTGATATGACCAAAGTAAGTCGTGTTATTGTAAACGAATCAGAAGGAAAACGTCCCGAGCAGTATATTATTCGTGATATTAATCCTAATTTTCAGAACATGAGTGTAGCTAGTAAAACTACACAGGACTACTATGTAAGTCGCCCTACTGGTAGCATGGGCCAAGGTAATTCAGGCACAGGCGCAGGTGGTGCTGGCGGATATGCAGGCGGAGCCGGGGGTGTCGGCAACAATCGGTTCCAACAAGCTATGAATGAAAGTTGCTTAGATGCTAGACACATTGTGCATCTTAGCCTAAACGAAGGACTTGACTTTTTTTGGCCTTTTGGACAAAGTATCCTGGAAAATATTTACAAAGTTTACAAACAAAAAGAGTTGCTCGAAGATGCTGTATTAATCTATCGTGTGCAACGTGCCCCAGAACGCAGAGTGTTTAAAATTGATGTAGGCGATATGCCTAGTCACATGGCCATGCAGTTTGTGGAACGTGTCAAAAACGAAATGCACCAGCGTCGTATTCCTACAGTAACCGGAGGCGGAGCCAACATGATGGATGCCAGTTACAATCCACTTAGTATTAACGAAGATTTTTTCTTCCCCTTCAACGGTGCTAATGGCCGAGGCAGCAGTGTTGACACCTTGCAAGGTGGCCAAAATCTTGGTGAAATTGACGATTTAAAATACTTTAATAATAAAATGGCCCGCGGATTACGTGTGCCAAGCAGCTACTTGCCCACAGGACCAGATGACTCTAGTCAAGCCATGAATGACGGCCGAGTAGGTACTGCACTCATACAAGAATATCGTTTCAACCAGTACTGCATACGTTTACAAAAATTAATCATGCAGAAATTAGACGACGAATTCAAAATGTTCTTGCGTTGGAGAGGATTTAATATTGATGCAGGCCTGTTTGGTATTAGTCTGTGTGAGCCACAAAACTTTGCCAGTTATCGTCAAAGTGAACTAGACACAACACGTATTACAGCATTTACACAATTAGAATCTTTTCCTTATATGAGCAAGCGGTTCATGCTCAAACGCTTCTTAGGCCTAACCGAAGAAGAGATTGTGGAAAATGAACAAATGTGGAAAGAAGAGCGAGACGAACCTGAGTTAACGACAACACAAGGGCAAGATCTACGCAGTATCGGAATTACACCTGCAGGCATGGAAACAGATATTGCTACCGGTGAAGAACTAGCCGGTCAAGAAACAGCTGCCGCAACAGGTGAACCGCAAGGTGCATCTGCAGGTATACCCACAGCCGGAGCTCCGGCCGGGCAAGGTGCTCCTCCGATACCAACCATATAAATACTAGCATGATCTTGAACGAACTCTACGATAAAAGCCCCAATGCTTACCAAGATTTGTCTGCGGATAACAGCCAAACTACGCTCGACAGCCTGCGTAAAACTCGTTTAACCCTGCGTCAAATCAATAAATTACGTCAGATGAATTCAGTTAGAGAATATGAATTTAAAGAAAAATTAAAAGATATTCGCAAACAATACGCACCAGCACCTGCCGCCCCGGCACTGTAGTAAAAATTACATAAAACACCTAGTTTTCTCCTCATAAAGCACCGTTATTACTCGTTGATAGTAAATATCTGACGAGCCATTATCTATAGGAGAAATTATGACATCGAAATTTGAACAGTTAATCGAATACGTGATTAACGATGAAGAAGCGAAAGCTAAAGAACTATTCCACGATATCGTTGTGGAAAAAAGCCGCGAAATCTACGAAAACCTCATGGACGAAGCAGAAGAGTTGGACGAAGAGTCTGATGCTGAGCGCGATGACCATGCTGAAAAAGCAGGCAAAAAAGTTGCCAAAGATATTGAGTACGACGAACTTCGCGAAGAAGATGACGAAGAACTTGACGAAAACTATGGCATGGAAGAAGAATTAATGAACGACGTTGAAACCGAAGAAGAAGGCATCAGTATGGAAGATGAATCTGATGCTGACTTTGACGATAAAGCTGAGAATGATGGCGAAGAAATGACCCACGATATGGAAGCTGGACACGACGACGAAGGCGATATTGAAGATCGCGTAGTTGATCTTGAAGACAAGCTCGACGAATTAATGGCTGAATTTGAGTCATTGATGGGCGGCGACGGCGTTGAATCCGATTTAGCCGGTGAAGAAGGCGACGAAGTTGAAGGCGATGCAATGGCTGCTGACGATACAATGGCTTTTGATACAGAAGAAAGTATGATGGAAAACGTTGCATTGGCTGCAGCACCAAAGCCAGTGACAACAGAACCAGCTGGTACAAATACCAAGAGCACTGTGGCAGTTAACAGTGGTGCCAAAGGTATGGCTTCTAGCCCAGTTAGAATGACTGGCGACACAGCTCAAGGTCGTCCTGCTCCTAAAACAGGTGAGTTGATTGGCAAAGTACAAAACACTCCTGCTAGTGGCAACAAAACATTATCCCCAGCTACAAAGCCACATTTGGCCCAGGCTGCTGGTGTTAATACAAAAACACCTTTTCCAAAAGGTTAATTGGTAGATATGGCTCGTAACACTTATCTTAAAGAACATCTAAGCTTCACTCAGGCCAGGGTAGAACTCTTGTCTGAGGAAGCTGCGGATGGATCCGGTCACAAGACCTTAAAGTTAAAGGGTGTTTGCATCGAAGGCGGAGTTCGCAATGCCAACGAGCGAGTGTATCCAGTTAGTGAAATTGCTCAAGCAGTAGAAACCATCAATGAACAGATTACCACAGGTCATTCAGTGCTGGGCGAAGTAGATCACCCAGATGATTTGAAAATTAATTTGGATCGAGTCAGTCACATGATTGAAAAGATGTGGATGGACGGTCCGGCCGGTATGGGTACATTAAAAATACTACCAACACCCATGGGTGAACTGGTAAAAACCATGTTGATGAATGGCGTTAAGCTGGGTGTTAGTAGTCGTGGATCCGGCAATGTAAATGATGCCAATGGACATGTCAGTGACTTTGAAATAGTTACAGTGGATGTTGTGGCCCAACCCTCAGCTCCAAATGCATATCCTACCGCAATTTATGAAGGACTACTTAATACTCGTGGCGGACAACAGTTGTTGGAAATGTACAAAGATCCAGCTGCTGGTAATAGAGCACAGCGTTATGTAAGAAGTGAAGTATTACGAGTTATCCGAGAATTGAAACTCGGGTAAAGAGAGATTTTTGTAAATGATTTTTTTCATTTACCAAAGTATCTGCTGAGAAGCAGAAAAATGCTGCACACTAGTTGTGTAGTTTAGATATAAGGGAAATATACTATGTTAGATAGTTTAAAACCGTTACTAGATAGCGAGTTGGTTACTGAGGAAGCGAAAGCTGAAATCAACGAAGCTTGGGAAGCCAAGTTAGTCGAAGCCAAGGAACAAGCTCGTGCAGAACTCCGCGAAGAGTTTGCACAACGCTATGAGCATGATAAAACAGTGATGGTAGAAGCCCTAGATCGTATGGTAACAGATGGTTTGACCGCAGAGATTGAGCAAGTACAAGCTGAAAAGCAAAGCCTTGCAGAAGATCGCGTCCGGTTCCAGAGCAAGATGAAAGAGTCAGCTACAAAGTTCAACGACTTTATGGTTACTAAACTTGCCGAAGAAATTGGTGAATTGCGCAAAGACCGTAAAATGCATTCAGAAGGTGTTCAGAAGTTAGAACAATTCGTAGTCCATGCATTGGCACGTGAGATTCAAGAATTTGCAGCAGACAAACAAGATGTAGTCAATACAAAAGTTCGTTTGGTGCGTGAAGCTCGCGGTAAACTTGAAGCATTGAAGAGCCGTTTCGTAACAGAATCAGCTCGGAGAATGAATCAAGCTGTCACTACACATCTTAAGGCCGAACTTAGTCAGTTACAAGAAGACATCCGAGCTGCTCGCGAGAACAACTTTGGTCGTCGAATTTTTGAAGCATACGCAGCAGAATTTGGTGCTACTCACCTAAATGAGAAAGCCGAAGTTCGCAAGTTGCATGATACCATTGCTGCAAAAGATCAAAAACTGGCTGAAGCCATTAAAATTACTCAAAAGGCGAAAGTCTTGGTTGAGTCCAAAGAACGTGAAATACAAATGATCAAAGAAACCAAACAACGCGAAAGCGCCTTGGAAGAATTGCTTGCTCCCTTGAACCAAGAGAAGCAGGAAGTCATGCGTAATTTACTCGAAAGTGTGCAAACAGCCCGTCTGTCAAACGCTTTTGAAAAGTATCTACCAGCTGTATTAGAAGACCGCTCTGCGAAAGCCCGTCAGGTAATCAAAGAAACAGTTTCTGTTGCAACTGGCGATAAATCTGTCCGTAGCCAAGATGCTGATGACATTGCTGAAACACAAAGCAACGTGATCGATTTGAAGCGTTTGGCAGGGCTGTAAAAAGATATTAAAAAAAGGAGACTTAAATGTCACAAGAATTATTAGAAGGTCGTTGGGACGAAACTAAAGACGCACTCTTAGAAGGCCTGTCAGGCTCTAAGCGTTCATCCATGAGTGTAATCCTTGAAAATACCAAGAAGTACCTGCGTGAGAACGCATCTTCTGGTTCAACAGCAGCTGGTAACATCGCTACATTAAACCGTGTGATTCTGCCAGTTATTCGACGTGTTATGCCAACAGTTATCGCTAACGAGTTGGTAGGCGTACAGCCAATGACAGGTCCTGTTGGTCAAATCCACACCCTGCGTGTTCGCTATGCACAGTCCTTAACAGACAGCTCAGCAGCCGCAACTTCTGTAACAGCTGGTCAAGAAGCCCTAAGCCCATTTACCATTGCTACAGCGTACTCCACAGTGCCACAA